TTGTGATTGATCATTCGAGGGTCATCACCGACATAGCCGGTGCGGCCCATTTCGCCCCACACATGCTTCGGTAACCACCGAGCCCATTTCACTGGGGTATCACTCGGTGAATACCAAACATCAACACATTGCACTTGCTCGCCGGGCGCGAGTTGTTTCTCAAGTGCCGGATTCAAATAAGCGATTTTGTCGATAGGTGCATCGTATAGTGTAGTCGCTAAGTGAATCACCGCGCAGCCGTTAGAGTGGCCTAGTGCGATAACTGGTTGAGAGCGGTCATTTAGCTTGGCATTGCGTGCAGCTTCAGCAAGGCGTTTTGCGTGCCTCTTGTTTTGTGTGTAGACCTGAACGATTTCCATCCAGCCCATACGGAACACGACAGTGTCGTAGCCCCTCGTGAGAAGGTACGGAGAGAGCCTTGCGATAGTACCCGCACCATTGTCTCGGACATTGAAACCGTGTACGAGAAGCGCTGTGCCGGCCATATGCGTTACCTCATTCATTATTATCAATAAATTTATATTTTGTTTAATTTTTGATTTAAAAATTTTCAGAAAAAATCGTCCGATAGCATGCATCGCATCCCGCGCCGCCCCGCGCTATATAAAGGGGCCGGGGTTGGTCGATTTTTGATCAATCCCCGAATTTTTTGGGGACCAATTGATAATTTATCAATCGATTTTTCGTTAAATCTCAATAGTTTAGGCTAAGAGCTCGCGCCTTCTAACCATTATCTCGGCTTCTATGCTGTTCCGCTGCGGGAAGCTATCAGCGCCCACCATGCTGCGCTGAATCGCGATAGCGTGCGCGCGTGCATGCGAGCAAATTAATTTAAATATAGCCTTTACCTATATAATTAAATGACGATATTATCTGTATTAACGCATTTTTATTTTTTAACTCATAAGGGGATTACCTATGTATTACATATCAACGTTCGATTCTCAATTGCAGCTGTCGGCTGTGAAAAAGCGCCTGGCAGATTTTAAAGGAATCGAAGGCGCGAAATACCACGTTCGCACAACCCGACAAACCGATGGACTGCGAACACTACCAGTTTACCAATTCACAGAAGGTCGCTTAGTTAAAACTCGTGAATGGTCCGTGTTTAATCTTTGGAATCTATAAGGACCACTAAAGGGGAAAACAATGTTTAAACTTAACGATATGAGCAAAACCGAATTATTGCGCCGAGTACTTGACGGCGCGCTCACAGAGACTGGCAAAGAATGGGCGATAAAGAATATTGATTACTTGCTCAAACCTATGCGCTTACTTGGCAGTTCAAAGAAGGTCGAAAAAGGCGAAGCGCAAAAGATCATCACGAAAGTGATGTATCTATTCCCGCACGATGCCATCTCGCTTATTACCTTATGTGCTGGCGCGAAAGGCGCCGGCTGCTGGAAAGGTTGCCTATATCAATCGGGCCAGCTAGGAATGCCAGTAGGACGCGACGCCATGGCGAAACGTACCGTGTTATATGTCCTATTTCCTAAGCTATTCAAAAAGGCGCTTATTAAAGAGATTAGAAAAGCGCACGCGAAGCATGGCAAGGCGCTCGCAATTCGATTGAATGGCACAAGTGATATTGACTGGACCGATGTTATCGCAGCAAATCCCGAAGTAATGCACTACGATTACACTAAACTGTACAATCGCGTCCTAAAAAACAAGCTCCCGAATTATCATCTAACCTATTCAGGAAGCGCTTTTAATGCTCGCTCGATTAAGAATACCGCTAAGGCGATTAACGCCGGCGTCAATACTGCTATCGCATTTAATACAAAGAATCTCGAAGGCGAATTCAAGACACCAAGCGAGCTCGATGATTTTGATAGTACTGATTTGCGCTTTTTAGATAATGCCGGCGCTGTTGGTGCATTAACTCGAAAAGGATCTAGCCGAGCTGATAGAGAAGCCGAGAATGAGAGAGAATCTTTTTTCTTTAATCCTGAATCATTTAACAAATTAACTTCGCTTATAGCTAGCGACAAGGGGCCACAATAATGGGACTAGATCTAAAATCACCTATCGATTTTCCAGAATCAACACTCGCAGAAATTAGAGAACTAATCGAAGCGAATAATCACAATGACGCCGTTTTTGTATTGGCCGAAGTTTTACAGAATAAAAAAGGCGTAAAAATAATGATTCATTTAAGCGCTATTTGTGAAGTGTACGGAGAAACCCCGGAAGCATTAATTTCAATTCGTAATGATGTTTTAAACGAACTACTACAGATTGCAGCTGATTATTATGATTCTGATATAGCGGAACTACGGAACGCATTTTAAAGCGTATAGATTAAAGCGTACTAGTTCGAGCTAGTGCGCTTTTTTATATGCGCTTAGTAATACGATTGCATATAAGCCGATATAAGGGGCTCTAATTTTACCCCTACTATCGCATCAAGTGAGCCGAGAAAATCGCTTAGACGCGAGCTGAGAAGGTCGAATCAAGCGCTTTTTCTCTTTAATTGCCTATTTTCGGCCATTTAGCGCCGTTTATACGCTTTAACGCATTAATCAGAGGTAATGCATTATGAAACCCTTAAAAGCCGGCGCAGCGCTTCTAATAGCGCTCGGCGCGTATGCTTTTGCGAGCGGTTCCGATATGGAAGCCGAGCGAGAAGCCGAGCGCCTATATGTTGAGAATGTATGTATTCTCAAAATATGGCCCGATTATAAAAACATTAATCCATGCAACTAAATTTTTAGAGGTCATTCGATGGATTCAGAAAAAATCGCTGATTTAGCGAGAATTGCGCTCAAACTCGAAAAAGACAGCTTCGAGCAGCTTGTTGCGTATGCAACAATCGGCAAAATTCTCGTAGAACACTCCTTGGATGTTAGAAATTTTTCAAATAACGCTCCTGAGACGTTAGAAATTTTTAAGAATCAAAATCAGGAGTCATCGCCATGAGTATTAATTGGTCCAACAAATTGAGACTAAATTACGGAGCTCCCGGCAGAAACCCAGACAGTTTTGGACTTTCTGAGCCCCCAATTGATGAGAAGACTGACACAGAAGCCATTAACAAAGCTCGTAAATATTTTGATGAGTTCAACAATGCGTGCTCAATATCTTCACGGCATGTATTAGCGTTCATCCATCACGATGGGACTAACATTCCCTTCACCGATTTGAAAAATGAAGAACTAAAGGCCAGAATGACTGCCGGTCATTGTCTGCACTACACAGCAGCGGGAATTTTGGCACTCGAACTCGATAAGAAACTGGAGCACTTGCGCGATGACACATCCGACTGACAACGTGACACTCTCACCTACGGAGCAAGCTAAGATCTTAGAAGGCTTCAACACCGTCTGGAAAAGAGAGAAGACAAACAGAAAGCTCAAGCAATCAGACATAGCGGAAGCCATGGGCATGCGCCAGGCGAGCTTTTCGGGCTACCTAAACGGTAAGACTCCGATATCTATGAAATTCCTCATTAGGCTCTGTAATGTGCTCAAGATACCACCACAAGACATCTACCCGCCCATCTCTGAGCTGCTGCCTAACCGAAGACACTCAACCATTAAGTGGAAGACATCCGATACACAAACTGAGCTAAATAATGTCCTTATCTATAATCCTTCCATCGAGTACATTACTTTAGAGGTCGATTCAGCTCTCACTTGGAAAACTTTAAATGGTGACACAATGAGAGCCCCTGAAGGCTCTGCTTTAGTGTGTATGCCATTGTCTGATGAAGGTAATTGGAATTGGAATAAGAAAATTGAAGCCAATTACTATGTGGTACACCTCAAAGGCGCTCTTAGTTGGGTTGTTTTAAATCGCTATGTTTTTCAAGCGATGTTGGATGATGAAAATGTAGAAAATGCCTACATTTTGGTGGGCATTGGAGTTTTATAAGAAATAGTTTGCAGACTCGAACTTATTCTGTAATGATTCGGATATAGGGATTCCCTATATAAAGTTAATTTTCATGTCAATGGGAGGGACATCAAGATGGATCAGTTAATCGATGAACTTTGCCTGACTGATATAGAGAGCGGAAACGCTGAATTACTTGAAGCACAGTCACAATATCCTTTAATTGAGATATCTAAAGCGACGCACGGAATTCAAATAGGGGGTCTTATGCACACCTATCCAGTGTTTTTATCAGATATCTACAATGCTTTGTGCGATACACAGAATAAATTACTTTCAAAAGAACAAGAATTGAATAATTTGCAATGAAATATGTATTAGATAATTTATTTTTATCAATAAATAAGTATTTATTTATAATATTAGCTTTGCTAATATCCGATCAACTCATTTGGTGGATAATCGTATGGCTTAACATATAGTACCTAATGAGTTTATCAAGAAGGCCGACTATTAAGATCGTTACTCTTATCCTATAAGTGGGCCTTTTGGAAAGAGAGAGGGGTAAAGCCGATGACAACCGGCTTTAAAAAATGAGTCACGGCAGCAATTCTCTGGAAACTGCCAGAAAGGGGATAAACGCGAAATGAAGAAAGCAAGCACTATGCTCGCAATGCTTCAAGAGCTTGACAGTCATACCGATGATAGAGGTGGCAGCCAAGCTAAATTCTTAATGTATTTGGCTAAGAATCATCCAAAGCCAGTACTCTTGAAAGATGCCGAGGAAGCATTGAGCCTTACACAAGGGCAAGTTAGTCGAATAGCGAGAGACTTTCATTCAATTAACAGTGAGGGACAGCCCGGTAAAAACCTAATTGATATACAATTTGATCCATATAGTCCTCGCACTAAATTGATAACACTTAATAAAAATGGCGAAGCAGTATTAAAGAAAATTTTCAGCTAAACGATAATCTCCAAGCTAGCAGTAAGAATTGTAAGTTCGCTAGCCTAAGTAAATGCGTTTCAGTTAGCGCATTATCGTTTAAAACAAGGGGTTGAGAAGGTAAGTTAAAGATTAATGTCGCTCAAACCGATGGGCAATTGGTTAAAAGCCAACTGCTCTACCGACTGAGCTAACGGCCCACAGGTCGCGCATTATCTACTTCTCAGTCCCCAGACACAAGGGGAAAAACAATGGACTTCACTCAAGAATCCATCTTAGCGTTAAAACCGAGGGGTGAGAAGGTCGTTTATCGCGACAAAACCTACCCAAATCTAGAGCTAAGAGTCTATAAAAATGGCACTAGAAAATTCTACTATCGCTCCAGAAATAAAGCATATCAGAAAGATGTACCGCTAGGCGAACACCTAGCTTCTGTCTTACCTATCTATGATGCGCTTTTTAACATACGTCACCTTCCACCTAATCCGATTAGTGAGGCTACAGTGGTAAATCTGTTTAGAGATAATGCAACTATTCACACACTCAAGCAGCGATTTATTCGAGATTATGCCTCTGTGCATTTGACCGAAGATACTGTCACTACATATACCAAATATATTAATCGCTTAATTGTCTATGTCGAGGACCGAAAGTCACACCTAGCGACTCACATCTGTGGCTTCGAGGATGCTCAAGATGTCATCAGGGACTTCATTGAGACTGTCGGCCAGTACACACCTACAACAGCTAACAGAATGGCATCTTGCTATTCAAAGATGTTCAACTTCGGCATCGACAAAAGGATTGTCTCTCACAACCCAGCGACTAAGATTCCTCGCAACAAAGAGAAGGCAAAACATTTTTTCGCTAACGACGAACAGCTTAGTCAATACTTTGACGCTTTTAATGCGTCACAATGCAACCCTCGGACCCTCGATGCGCTCCGATTGATACTTCTCACTGGGCTGCGAACTATTGAGATTAGATCTCTCACGAGAGACATGATTGATTTCTCAAGCCAGAGAATCCATATGCCAGGCGAATTGACGAAGAATGGTCAACCACTATTGGTTGCCCTTCCTAGAGCTGCTTTTGAGATACTCAAGCGCAACTGTGTTGATTTGATCGGTACATCTAGAGTATTCCCTTATGGAACGCATGCGTTACATCAAGCTTGTACACGGATGACATCAAGAGCTGGGCTCCGAGCAACTCCACATAGCCTTCGTAAGACCTTTGCAACGCAGCTAGCTATGTTAGAGACAAGAGACGTAGTCATCTCCAGTGCTCTTAATCATATGCCAGAAGGAGTTACTAAGAAACACTATAACTTTTATCAATATGAGACCGAAAAGCGATATGCCGGGGAAAGGTTAGCTGAGAAATATCGATCACTCGGTTTCTAAAGGCCCACTACAAGGGGGTATTCCCACGCCCTCTTTATGAGCCGACCTTGATGACTAAAAAAAGCGTTGAGGTTGGCTCTTTTTATATGCATTAGCGCATATATATGAATATACTAGTGGATTCACAAGGGGTCAGGCATATGGAAGACATAAAGCTAGAGAAAGAGAAAGCTTTAGAAAGATTTGCCTTAACAATTCAAGAAGACAGAATAGCTAAAGACATTAAGCGTCAGGGATTAAGTGGCACGCCGGGCGGCAAGACTCTAATAAAGAAAACCTTAACTAACGAAGAGTCTTTCATTAAGTTCTTGGATTTATGGATTGAAAAAACACAAAGTAAAAAAGGCAGAAAGCCTAGCGCCCTGAAATACATAAAGATACTACCTACGTCCACGACAAGCTTTCTGACAGCTCGTATTTTAGTTAATGCAATTGCCAAGAAGAATAGAACTTATCGCTCTGTCGTAAATCAGTTAGCTTCTGATGTCCTTATTGCTTGTGGTGCTCATCTCTATGAGATGTTAGACACAGATAAGTTTAACAAGTTAGTAAGAACTCTAAATTGGCAGCCTAAAAGTTACATTCGAGAGAAAATAGCATCCGAAACTTTTATTGCTGAAACTGTCCATATAGAGGCGTCAGATCAAGAAGCTTTAGCTATAGGTTGTACCTTAGTTGATCTGTTTTGTTCTCATACAGGGCTCTTTGAAGTTCGTCAGCAGTGGCGTAACAGCTGCCATTCAGAGAAGTATATAGAGCCTACGGATCTCGGCAATCAGTGGATTAAGGACGCTAATTTTACTAATCAAGTCGCAACTCCTTATCATCTACCTATGGTGATTCCCCCTGCCCCTTGGACCACGCTCCACGATGGTGGTTATCTGTACCAAAATCTCCACCCTGCCTGTCTTGTTAGAACTCGTGAGAAAACCCTTCCTGAGACCTTAGAAAATTCTGATTTGTCGATTGTGATGGAGGCAGTAAATACGATTCAAAATACGGCATGGACAATTAATAAACCAATTTGGGATGTTTGGATTCAGTGCATAGGAAAAGGTTTGGCGGGCTGTAGTGATCAAAAAGACATAGATGTGCCGGAGAGAATCGAGCCTACTCAGAGTGGCTTTGATAAAAGACAAGCCCAAAGAAGAGAAGCATTTGAGAGCATTAAAGATGCCCAAGCTAAATCCTGTGTTGAAGCGCAAAAGCTCAAGATGGGCAAATTACTGCTCGAAGAAGAAGAGCTCTATTTTCCACACAATCTAGATTTCCGAGGCCGCATCTATCCTTTAGCTGGACGAGGCGCTATCAACCCACAAGGCGATGACTCTGGAAAAGCTATGTTGAAATTTGCCAAAGGCATGCGTCTTGGTGAAGAAGGCGTGCCTTGGTTATTCATTCATGCTCAAAACGTATGGGGTAACGATAAGATCAACCTTCAATCTCGCATTGAGGCCACAGAAAAGAACCTCGATGAGTATTGTTCTTATGCTATGGACCCTATGGTGAATCGAGGCTGGATGGAAGCTGACAAGCCTTTTTGTTTTCTCGCCTGTTGCTTTGAGCTATTAGGTTACACCATGGAAGGCGAAGATTATGTCAGTCATCTGCCTATCGCCATCGATGGGAGCTGCAATGGGCTCCAGCACTTTGCTGGCATTATGCTCGATCAGAGAACAGCCGAAGCAGTCAATGTTGTGCAGACCAACACTGAGAGAAGCGCTGACATCTACACTCAGGTCGCCGATGGTGTTGAAATATTGCTGACCAAACAAGCTGCCGAAGGTATCGAAGAGGCCCGCTATTGGGTGGGCAAAGTGCGCCGTGACGTAGTCAAGCAACCAGTGATGACATTGTCTTATGGCGTCACTCGGATTGGCATGCGAGATCAGATTGTAGACAAGTGTCGTAAGCTGGTCCGTAAAGGCAAACTAGAGTATCAAGAAGGCACTAACAGTTCTCTCGCTGCCTACTTAGCCGAGCAGATTCACATCGTTATCGGTGATGTTGCTGGAGCGGCCTTCGATGTCATGAACTGGTTAGCATCTGCGGCGAGCACTAAAGCTCAAGTCATTGATGACCTCGATGGAGCGTTCAGCTGGGTCACTCCTACAGGGCTGCCAGTTGTTCAAGAATATTATGATTATGATACGCAGCGGTTTAAAGTTTTCGTTGAAGGCCGTTCAGTTAAATTCACTCAACGCATTGGCCCAGCTCAGATAAAAAAATCGAAGCAGCGGCAAGGAGCTGCACCAAACTTTGTGCATTCACTTGATGCTAGTCATCTAATGTTGACTGTAAATGAATGCGCCAGGCATGGCATAAAAGACTTTGCAATGATACACGATTCTTTTGGAACGCATGCTGCAACAACACCACTGCTCTTTGAAGTACTCAGAGATAAGTTTGCTCAGATGTATCAAGCTGATGTGCTCGATGATTTGTATAAGTCGATGCCAGAGGCCGTACAAGATAAGTTGGAAAAGCCCCCTAAGAGAGGTTTCCTTGATCTTAATCTTGTCAAAGAGAGCGAATTCTTTTTCGCTTAAATTGCGTTAACGCATATGTTATGGTGAGTACATGATAAATACTTGGCTTGAAGGCATCGTTGAACAGGGCTCTCCAATTCACAACAAACTTATCGAGCTTCTTAATGATAAGGATGTCGTTTGGGAAGGGCTCGGACCTGATGGCATAAATTCTTTAGCCCAAGATAATCGACTCGATTATGACCAGCTCGAAGAAGAATATCGAGACCGAATTGTCGCTGCATTCAAGAAAGAAGATTACCTCACCATGGGGAAGATGTTTCATTTCATGCTATCAAGCTATGTGCTTGCGGTAGCTATCCACAAAGATCCAGATTTAGATTTATCTCATGTCCAAATCAAAAACCCGACCTGATGTTTTAGCGAACAGATATCGTAAAGCGCTAATTGATTACCAAAAAAATTCCACTGTCAAGATCATAAGGCGAAAGCACAGAGGTTCATCAATATGCCATCAAAGAGACAAATGCGGCGAGCCCAACAACGACATGGAGACATCGTTTTTGAACAAGAAGTAGTAGGCAAGCATTCCAAAGGTCGAAAGAAAAGAAAACCAAAACCAGCCAGCCCAGAACATTTAAGAAAACTTAGATCTCTCTATCTGCGAGCTGACATTCTCGTTGTCCCTTATTCGGAGAAAGAAGTGAAAGAATTAATGCAAAAAGCAAGAGAAGAATATGACCGAAATGGATTAATCAGCACGAACACTAGCCTTGAACTTACAAAGGCTGGAAAAGATGTACTCGAAATTGAGCGACTTTGGGATGAACTAAAGGAGCGAGATGTAAAACCCACCTTTAACAAAGAGGACCAGAAAGATGAGTAATGAACCGACTATTGCTGAAGCTCTTGGCAGCCCGAATGCTAAGATTTTCCGCACTACCCCAGTAGGCGTTGCGGTTTACCCGCACCTCCTTGACCATGATGAATATCAGCTTAAACAAAATGGCGTATACCAATGCAATACGAAATTACTTCTGGACCCCAGTGCTCCTGAAGTAAAAAAATTCGTAAGCGACATCGATTCACTAGTCGATCAAGCTTTTGAAGCTGGTAAAGCAAATCTAAAAAAAGATTGGGAAAAGGCTACAGGCAATGCCAAAGCAAAAATCAAGACTGCTAAAGAAGGTCTTGAGAAATATGCTCCCTATGAGGATGAAGTTGATGAGGCCGGTGAGCCTACAGGTAAACTTCTGTTTAAGATGAAAACCACTGTTCGAGGAACAGATAAAAAAACTGGCAAAGATTGGAACCGCGAAATTCCTATCTTTGATAGCAGCAACGGCAAAATTATTGGTGAAGACCGAAACAAGCTGAAACTGTGGGGTGGCAGCAAGATAGCTGTCTCAACACAAATATATCCGTTTGTTCAGTCAGGCATCAAGAAGGCAGGGATATCTTTAAGAATTTCTGCTGTCCAAGTTGTCGAGGTTGCCGGTGCTGAAAGATCCGCAGATCAGTATGGCTTCGGAACGCACGAGGGGTTCATTGCAGAATCTGATGATTCAGAGGAAGTTGTGCATGAACAGACAGAGGAAGAGGAAGAATTCTAAACCTTTCCCTAAACAACTATCACCGACATTTGTACTGAAATTACCATGGCCCCCATCGATTAATCACTATTATGGCCGCACTAGAACTGGTCAACAGTTCATCGGCAGTAAAGGTAAACAATTCCGAAAAGACGTTATTGAATACCTTCGTTTTATTCCTGAAAGTGATCGATCAATTGATAAAGACCGCCGTGTTCAAGTTTGGGTAGAAGCATTTCCCCCGGACAGACGAAGGCGCGATTTAGATAACTTAAAAAAAGCTCTCTTAGATGCACTCACTCACGCTTCTGTTTGGCAAGACGATTGTCAAGTAGATGATCTGCGTGTTGTTCGTAGAGAGCCTACTAAGGGGGGCCATGTAGTAGTGCATGTATCGGTGATGTCTCATGAGTGAGTTTCATGACAGAAGACGTTGGGTTGTACTCAAACATCGATACAAAATTGAGCCGCTAGAGTTTTTTAAGTTTCTTGTCAAACAAAATAGTTCGTGTGCTATTTGTAAAATAACTTTCGATTTTACAAACAAAAAACAACATTCGCAGCAAGCTTGTGTTGATCACGATCATACAACAGGAAAAATCCGTGGGCTGCTTTGTCGTACTTGCAACCTTTCATTAGGAATGATGTTTGATTCACCAATTTGGCTTCAAAAAGCAATCACCTATTTAGAGGAACACGAAATGCAGCTATCGACTCGCCGTAAAAGAGAAAGTCATTCAACACAAGTTCTGAATTACATGAAGCGAAGAGGACCAATCACACAAGCTACTGCAAGTCATGTTTTCGGATGCTCGCGCCTGGCAAGCGTAATTCATCGGTTAAGAAAACAAGGACACACCATTGAAGTGGTCTATGAGCAAGGCATAAAAGGTCGATTCGCTCGATATGGGCTAACAAAGAAAGCATAGCGAAAAAAAAGGGGTTAAATATGGCACACGACAAAGGTCGATTCGTGAAGCATGAGCCGTGTCCGTCAGATACATGCACATCGAGTGATGGTTTTGCTCGTTATGAATCTGGATACGGTACATGCTTTGTATGCGACTACTACGAATATCCTGACGGCGAAAAGCCGAAACAAACTGGAAAAGGTAAAACAAAATTACCTCGACCTCCTTATCCAGTGTCTGGAGAATTTCAACGTAAGAGAGGTATCTCTCAAAAAACAATGGAATTCGCGCAGTATCACATCGGGAACTATTTAGGGGATAAAGCCCATTTAGTTGCAGTACCCGATGGAAATGGGTCTGGTCATCTTGCGACAAAAATTCGACTTCAAAATAAAGAGTTTCGTTTTGTTGGTGACACCGAGAACGCTGGATTAATTTTTCAGAATCTCTGGCCGTCTGCTGGCAAGAAACTAGTTATCACTGAAGGCGAGTTTGATGCACTTTCAGTAATGGAAGCGCAGAGCTGCAAGTGGCCGGTCTGTTCGCTCCCAAATGGCAGCCAGAGTTTTGAGAAAGCATTTAAAAATGCCTTCACCTTCATTAACTCTTTTGATGAAGTAATACTGTGGTTCGATAATGACGAGGCGGGCCGCCAAGCCGCCGAACGAGCCGCCCTACTCCTTGAGGCTGGTAAGTGTCTGATAGCAGTTACACCCCTTGGCTGTAAAGACGCGAACGAGCTTTTGTCAAAGGGCGAAACTCGCGCCATTATCGATGCCATTTGGAGAGCGTCACCTTTTACACCATCTCGATTTGTTTCGTTAAGTAGTCTTAAAGAAGATGTACTCAGACCAGTAGACACCGGCTTACCGTGGATCTTTGATGACCTTACTCAATGGACCTATGGAAGAAGGCAAGGCGAAACTTATTTCTTTGGTGCTGGTACAGGTGTCGGCAAGACAGACATCTTTACTCAGCAAGCTGCTAGTGACATCGCCAATGGTGAAAAGGTAGCGCTTTTTTCTTTTGAGCAAACTCCTGTCGAGACCGCGAAGCGTTTAGCTGGGAAATTTGCTGGACAACGATTTCATATTCCTAACACAGGCTGGACCCAAGATGATGTCGATGATGCTTTTGCTGAACTCGAAGACAAGCAAGCATACATCTACGACCAATGGGGTGCAGCAGAATGGGCCACAGTGAGCCGTGACATAACGCAACTTGCTCACATGGGCTATCGACATTTTTATATTGATCACTTAACTGCCTTCGCAGCTCATGCCACCGATGAGCGCAAGCTTCTTGAATCAACCTGTGCCGACATGGCGCAGCTAGCGCAGCAGCTGGGTGTGAACTTCTATGTTATATCGCACTTAGCTACTCCTGATGGAGTACCTCATGAAGAAGGCGGGCGAGTTTATGTACGACATTTTAAGGGGTCCAGAGCTATCGGCTATTGGGCTCACTTTATGTTTGCCATCGAACGAGACACTCAGGCTGATGACATAGAGGAGCGCAGACATTCTAAGTTTCGCTGCCTCAAAGATCGATACACTGGCACGGCTACTGGCAATGTCTTAACGCTCGCTTATGAAGAAGACAGCGGGCTACAGAAGGTTGACGCTGACTATAAGTTCCCCGATGAAAGACCAAAATCAGCCGAAGACCACGGCTTTAAGAAAACTGCAAATGATGATTTCTAGGGGGCCGTATGTCACTTTTTATCGGAGATATTGAAACAGATGGTTTTCTGGACAAGATGACCAAGATCCACTGCATCGTTCTTTTTGAGCTTAACGAAAAGAAATGGCTTACCTTCAATAATCAAGGTGATGCAGATGGAGACATCGAGGATGCCATGAGTGTTCTCAATGAGTCCGACAAATGTATCTTTCATAATGGGCATGGTTTTGATTATCCAGTTCTTCAGAGATTTACCAAGAGCTTTAACTTAAAGCCTAGCCAAATGTATGACTCAATGACAATGGCGAAAGCTGTTTATCGAAACATTCGAGGCCAAGACTTTGACGCAATGAAAAAGAATAGGCGTCATAAAGATTTTGCCAAGATGAACCTCGTGGGCTCTCATTCACTTAAAGCATGGGGCTATAGATTGGGAGAGCTCAAAGGCAGCATTGCAGACGATCAAGGAACAACTGATTGGTCCAAGTGGACAGCCGAGATGCAAGACTATTGCGTCCAAGACGTTGTCGTAACAACTCGCTTGGTGGAATCAGTTTTAAAAAAGATCGAACAACATCCATGGGAATGCCATGCGCTCGACAATGCTTTTCAGCACATCATGTCACGGCAAGAGCGGCAGGGTTTTTATTTTAACGAAGATGAAGCCATAAAATTATATGGTGAAATACAAGAGCTACTTAATAAGCTCGAAGGGGAGCTAGTCGATGAATTCGGAAATTTCTTTAAACGAGGCAAGGTTTTCACACCAAAAAGAGATAATGCTCGACAAGGTTACACAGCTGGCGTCCCTTTCAGTAAAGTCACGCTTACCGAATTCAACCCAGCAAGTCGGGACCATATTCAAGACAGACTTCAAAAAGTTTACGGATGGAAACCTGATGCTTTTGGAGCAGATGGTAAAGCTACTGTCGATGAACGAGTTCTTTCTAAACTCAGTTATCGGCCAATCAGACTACTCCTACCATACTTACAAGGTATTAAAATTGTTGGCATGCTGGCCGCTGGAAATCAGGCTTGGCTTACCAAGGTTCGAGACAAAAGAATTCACGGACGTATTGACCCTATGGGTACAAATACTTGGAGATGCAGTCACTCTAATCCAAATCTCGGACAAATACCCAGCGTTAGAAGAAGTAGCAGTGGAGGCATCTTGTGGTCGGTGGAAGGCGGGTACGGAGCTGAGTGCCGAAGACTCTTTGGAGTACCTACAGGGCATTCGCTTCTGGGTCACGATGCGTCAGGTCTTGAACTCCGATGCCTCGCCCACTACATGGCAGCCTATGATCAGGGCGATTATGGACAATTGGTTGTGGACGGTGACGTACATTCAGTCAACCAAAAAGCCGTTGGACTTAATAGAAGAGCAAACGCAAAAACATTTATCTATGCATTCCTTTATGGCAGCGGAGACCTTCGGCTCGGATCAATTGTTTTTAACGACCTCGAAGAAGAAGAAAAAAAGAAAATAATTGAAAGGCATGGCCCAGCGGGTCCAGCCTATGACAGAGCTTTAACTTCATTAGGTAAACAAAGTCGAGGCAATATTTCTCGCTCACTGCCAGCCCTTGGTCAGCTCATTAATGCGGTTAAGCACAAGGCTAAAACTGAGCGAAAGCTTAAAGCCCTCGATGGGCGAATCCTTGAGATACGTTCAGTCCACTCTGCGCTAAACATGCTGCTGCAATCCGCTGGAGCTCTTTTAATGAAACGCTGGCTTGTCATCTTAGATGAAGACCTTCAATCACATGGGCTCTTGCCTAAACAGTTTGGAGGCAGCGCCTACGAGTTTGTGGCTAACGTCCATGACGAAGCTCAGGCCGAAGTCAGGAAAGAGGACGCCGAGCTTTACAACAAGTTAGCCATCGAGGCTTTCCCTAAAGCTGGGGCTTATTACAATTTTCGAGTACCGATTACCGGCGAGGGCTCTGCTGGTGACTCATGGTTGGAGACACATTAATGAATAAAAAAACTGCATTAAAAATGTTAACTGATCCACCATCAGCAGCCACTTTTGTTGATGGCTTACAGTTTGACATTTTAAAAAACGAAAAGCTTTTTATGAATGTTGGTATGTTTAAATCTTTTGAACAATTTATCATCACATTCGATACGGATAATCACGCACACTTTAATAAGCTTTTCTTTAAAGCAAAGGCTGAAGACCATACCGATTCAAAAGCCAATATTTTTGTCCACAACTTAGCGTGTACTTTTAGCGCAGAAATTATTTCTTCAATGGCAAAAGCCATGCTCGAATATCGAAGAGATGATCAAGAAGATTTTTCGACTATCTATATAGGTGCTGGTATTCCGGCATGCCTTATGATGATGGTGGCGGCACTCTCTCCCCCTCACCACATCTTTAGTTTTGGCATGCCGGCTTTTTCTAGCGAGAGAGTTTATCGAGAGATACAAGCAAAAGCCTACGACAGAAAACTACGAATGGGAAATTTAAGAGATTTAGCAATAGAACAAAGTCATTACATTTTACCAACCGATGGTACTTTTCGAGTATCAAGTAATTACAGCCCGCCATCTCAAATATTGGCAAAGCATATCTGCCCTACTTTCACTAAACGATTGATTGCTCGCCTTACTACTTTCCCGCGCAGAGGTTTAAATCTAAAACATCATGAGAACACTTCTTTTTGATAGCGATATATTTGCCTTTAAGGCAGCAGCCATCAATGAAGTGAACACACCTTTTGGAAAATACAGCTGGGAAGAATCAGCACTGCAAGATATAGATATTCGGATTGATGAGCTGATGGTTGAGCTACAAGCTGATGAAGCTGTAATGTGTCTTACTCACAAAGATAATTTTAGATATAAGGTATTGGCTTCTTATAAAGGAAATCGTAATCGAGATGAGAAATCCAGACCTGAGCTACTACCTCGTGTTAAAAATTATCTCGCAACTGAGTATCGTTCATACATAAGACCGTACCTCGAAGCCGATGACATCATGGGCATTCTCGCAACGCACCCTAAGTTAATTGCCGGGGAAAAGATTATTGTCAGCGAAGACAAGGACATGCGAACTGTTGCAGCTCCTGTATACAACCCGCGCCATCCAGAGCTTGGCATACAGCACATCACTCCTCTCGAAGCAGCTCAGTTTCATATGTGGCAAGTCATTGTTGGTGATGCTACGGATGGCTATACCGGCTGTCCTCGCATAGGACCGGCATCGGTATATGCCGAAGACATAATCACACTTGATGCTGAAGATCTGTGGGATACAGTAGTCGAAGCTTATGCATCTAAAGGTCTCACTGAAGAAGATGCAATTATCCAAGCAAGGCTCGCTAAGATTCTGTCTAGTCAATTTTATGATTTTAAAAATAAGGTTGTTGAACTATGGACCCCATTGTCACTCCAGCTACTCGATCAAGGATATTAATTATGAAAAATAACAAAATTCAAGTAGGCGGTAATCATTATCGGGATATGAAGATACAACCAGTTGACTATATCACTCAAAATGGATTGTCGTACTTGGAAGGTAATGTGGTGAAGTACGTTTCACGATGGAGAAAGAAAGGAGGTATCGAAGATTTAAGGAAGGCTAAACATTATGTCGAAATGCTTATAGAGGAAGCACAACATGGCAATTTACAAACTAAATAATTTTGCTGTTCACGAACTTGTACCGCCAGAGACTTATGAGAAGTTTGGTAATCGTGCTATTCGGTACATCGATCCGAGACTTATAGCTACGCTTAATGCCATACGAGATTATGTTAATACTCCGATGACGATTAACAATTATAAGTTTGGCGGCGATAGAATCGGCAGCGGTTTACGTCTGCCCGGCTCTAAGTATCACTCGATGTATTCGGCGCATAGTCACGGCATGGCGTTTGATGCAGTAGGTAACTTTGACTATGACCAGATCAGGCAAGATATTATGGATAAGGAAGATGAATTGCTACCTCATCCAGTTCGCCTAGAGATGGACATTAACTGGTTACATGTTGATGTCATGAATGAAACTGACAAGTTTGTTGTGACATTTAATCCTTAACAAAAAAATCCCCAGCAGCATAAGCCACTGGGGGAATACTCTGGAGAGAGTAGAGAGATTATTCATCATTTAATAAAGAGATAGTGACACCAGTTCTACCTAGTGTTCTCAACATGTCACCGTAACGTGTTCCATTCGCTCCACGAAACTGCGATTCCCAATCATCTAACATTCCAGAAACTTGCTCATCAGTAATTTTATCGGGCATAGTTCCAGACAAGTTTGGATCCGTTACTTGGTTAGCAAGAGTTTCCCTTGTTCTTCTTCCCATAACATCTGAGACACCTTGCTGTATAGATGATGCCGCCATGCCCACATTCCGTAATCTGCCAGTAGGGAAAAACCTTGTAGCCCTGAGAAATTGTATAAATGTACCAGAGGGATTAGAGGAGCCTCTTACAGTAGGCTTGTTCCAGCGGTCAGCCCAAGAGCGCATAGTCTTGTCTAGCTCAGTGGTAAAGTCTTTTCCCCATAATTCGTTTCTTGTATTGCGAGGAATCTTATTTATCACATCCATAAACTTTTGATGGTTTAAAATGACAAGACCATCTTCAGCGGTTTCTGCACCTTTTTTCTGTATAGCAGCATGCATTGCTTCAAGTAGAGGAGCCTGACGCATGGAGTTAAGAACATCATCTCCACCATCTACAGTTAATAATTTAGCCTTAATAGTCTTTAAAGCTTTAGCGCTCATCTTTGTTGAGTTTAAAGCTAATACAAAATCAGGTGCTTGAAATAGAGTATCTAGTTTTTTAGGATCTGGATTAAGCCCTTTATCAGCTGTTCTTACTATATTGCGTATAATGTCATCAGTCTCCCACTCTTCACTATATTCCCTTCTAGCTCTTCTCGCCGCCCTCCCTGCCTCTGTTACAGCTCCAACCTCACTGCCTAACTTTTCATCCATGTTTTTAAGCATGTTATCCAGACCATCATCAATAAGCTGTTTATATTCAAAAAGCATTTGCTTTTCTTTTCCACTCAGATCAGGCCGCCAATAAGCGTTAAGGTCTTGTATTAGATTTTCAGCATTATCGAAAGTTAATTTTTCTGTCTGCTCAGTTAGTGGGGCTCCAACTGGAGCTGCTTCCAGACCTCCACGAGGTGTTTCTCTGACTTCCACCCCAGCTTTTTGAAATGGAGAAGACACACTTCCTCTTGAAAATACTTCATCAGCCTTCAACCCATAACGAGCAAAATCTTTGAGTATTTTCTCATGCATCTCTGCATAAGCTTGGCCTTGATACTTTGCATTTAAAGAATCTAGCGCTGCTTTCATGTTTGGAGTGTAAACACCGACACTAGTATCTTGTGATAATCTATCAAATTCCTTGTAAAGCGCTCTATATTTGGATTCATCTTGTAAGCGTGCAAAAGTAAGAGTCTCTGCAATCCTATTACCTACGTTTCTAAGCTCTTCACCTGTGCCAGGCACTGGATCATTTGGGCCTGGCAGTTTGTAACCGTTTTGATCCCCGAAGCCTTTAATTAGTGTGACTACTCTTCGCCTAATATCTAATTCACGTTTCTGCTCATAGTTCAAAATAGTTTGACCAGCGTCAGAGGTCTTTAAACCTTGATAGACTTCGTGAGCTTCTCTTGTGGCTGAAGCTGTCAGCGGATCCAGATGATAACCGCCATACTTCCGCGCATTATCAATACGCTCTTGAGCGCTACTTTCAGTTGCGGTTAGCTGCTGCCTTGCTTTCTTCTTTCCGGCTATCCTTCTATATAATTCACCCGCTGGTCTACTAATAGCAGCTAAGGCCGTTCCAGCAGCCACATCTATTCCAGCACCGAGCGCTCCTTGTTGAACTGCACTTTCATTTGGATCAGCCATTGCAACACCAACAGCAGCTCCCTCTCCGGCCATACCAGCAGTCGCTAATTTACGAGTACCTTCCATTAGTGGTCTTCCAGCAAGGCGGCCACCAATACCTTTTAAAGCTCCTTTAGCTGCCATACCACCAACACCACCAATAGGTAATGTTGCAGCCATTTCACCAGTAAACTTACCACCACCAAAAGCGTATGGAGATCGAGCGGCAAATTCTTCATTACGAGCTGCTCTATCTTGCTTGCTTTTTATTGCCCAATTTAAAGTGTCTTCACTTCCAACAGCCTTAGCACCGAGACCAATAAGATTATCTCTGGTCTCTCCTAAGCCGGCAACAATACCTCTTCCTGTATTAAATACATCCTCTACAAAACCTGAGTCCCTTCCTTTAGAGTTCTTAGCCATTTCCAATGCTGCTCTCTGGAGTTGCTGGGCTGCCTCTATGTTTCCATCTCTTTCGGCTCTTTCTTGTGCTGCTTTTAACTCTTCATATGAATATGAGGCCATGAAAGTTATCCTCTTCCGAAATTGCGATTGTTCATAAGCTGCTGAGTATTAAGAGATGCTGTAGGAACACTAGTGTCAGTTCCTAGATACTGAGTGGCATTGTCATCTAACGGCAAAGAAGGAGCCCCAGTATTTGGATCAATGAACTGGCCGGTTTCGACATCAAAGTTATTTGTTCTTGCAATGGAAGCGGCCCTATCCAACATTATCTGTCGCTTCCAGCCATCACGCATTCGGCCACTATCTGGCATGTTAGCTACTTCCTGTAATGCATCACTTATTTCAGAAACCATTTCTAGTTTCATCTGTACGACACTGGGGAAATCACCTTCAGTCGGCAGCATCGTGTAATACCTTTCAGCTTCTGCATCAGAACCCGCAGCACCAGAGAAAGATTTAAATAGAGCTTCACCCGCTGTATTTCTAGTATCTGTAAACTGCTGACCAAGCTCGGTAGTTACCCAATTACCCATAGGTAAATTTCGTGAAAAGCGATTCCACCCAGCTTCTAAACTTCTCGTATCAAAACCTTTGTCGAGAGATTCAACAAGCCTAGTCATTGCAGAATCTAGCGCAGTGATTCGTATTGTTGCTTGAGCCTCTGACTCTCTGAGACTAGATTGATCAGTAACACTAGACCTCTGTGTCCAAGTACCATCAGATAATTGAACAAAATTTGGATCTGCTCCCAGAGCTTTCATTCTTCCTCTGCTATCTACACCCGCGCTAAATGGCTGGTCAGATTCTCGCAGCTCGGCAAGCTGTTCTTCAGTAATCCCTCTAGAGTCAGCAAATTCTTGTTGAACATCTGGAGATAGATCTCTAAAAGGAATTGGCTCTACACGATCTATATCTTGTGCGTCTAAATCTCTTAGAGCTAGATCATGATCCATTCCAGCCTGTAGATCAGCAAGCTCTTGGTTTCTATCTTCCATTCTTTGGGTATCTTCCCTAGCCTCTGATCTGTCTAGATCATCAAGCTGTTGTTGTCTTCTTATGTCTTCTCTTTCAATAGTAAATTGATTCCTTTGATCTTCCATCTCTTGAGTGAATTTCTGGCTGGCTTCTCGCTCACTAGTTTGGAAAGCTCTGGCTTCTTCAAGTGCTTGCTGATTACGAAGCTCCACTGCCATATCGTTATAGAACTGGCCGCCTACCTCAAGCGCTTTACCAATTCCCATACCGATATTAAATTTAACTGGTCTCAAAGGTCGTTGTTTATACATTACCGAGGAACTCCTGTAGTTCGCCTTCATTAACTTGTGCGCTTTGATTTTTCATATAATTCTGAAGCCCAATTGAATAAGCTTCAGACATATCGTCCTCGCTCATGTCAATTCGAGGATTCGCGGTCTCGACAATTTCAACAATTTCTTCAACCGCTCTCTCGCCTATCGAGCTTAAAACGTCTTCAGTAATGAGAGGATTCTTATCTTGAAGCTGAAGAACAATATCACTCGCAATATTCCCTACTCCTAGCACTGGGTCATCATGAGCAAACACCGCTTCAAGAAGCGAAGCACTTTGACCTTTCGCATGAATCATATTAATTAGCTGCTTCTCAGCTTCTTCATGCATTTTCTGCTCTTCGGGTCCAGCTTCAACCTGTTCAGTCAGCTCAACATCTCCCGCCTGGCGAATTGCCTTGCTGTGCGCTTCCCTGCTCTGCCGCGCTTGCTGAACCGCATCGGGTCTCTGAGCTTCAGCGGCTGCCGTATCCATTCGATTGACAGCTTCACCAACTGAAGCACCTTGCCTTTCTTGAATTCGTTGGACAATGCTCATTAGACATTCCTATAGGTATCAGTAGTCGGATCGTAATAACCAGTATTGGCATAAGGCGTCTGCATAGCGGCTTGACCACCAGCTCTGCCCTGAGTTGTTGTTGGTGTATAAGAGAGCTGATTACCCACACCAAAAGGCGTTTGGTTTAGACGATCAGCGACATTGAGTTTAAAACTTGTGTTGGTGTCAAATTCCGCTTTTTCAGCTTTGTATCTATCGTACTCAGCATCTGCCGCAGCCTTAGCACCAATAACCTGACCGGCGATATTCATACCAGTTGAAGCAATCATGGCATTAGCTGGTGTAGCTACACTCCATTGAGCGAGACCGGCAGCTTTGGTAGCACCCGCGCTGAGTAGCGATGAGATAGCATTACCTGAACTCGCCAGCGTCCCTGCTGTACCAGCAGCAATAGTACCCGCACTTCCAGCCGCACCAACTGCACCTGTCAGTGTAGCTGCTGGCATCCCCACGGCGCTTCCC